TATCAATTGGAGAGCAAAATGACAAAGATTGCGGAAGCGGTTCTGAAGGTTATGAGCCAAGTGGGCTACGTGCAAAAGAAGGGCGTCAACTCCTTCCAGAACTACAAGTATGCCAGCATTGAAGGCATTCTGGAGAAGGTGCAGCCCGCTCTGGTGGACTGCGGTCTGGTAATTGTGCAGAGCGAAATCAGCCACGAAATCGTTGCGGAGGGCAACATGATGGAGGCTGTGTACGAGTTCACGCTGCACCATTCCAGCGGCGAGACATCAACACCTATCCGGCAGACCGGCTTGTCATCTCTGCGCAACTCAAAGGGCGGCTATGACGACAAGGCGCTGAACAAGTGCCACACGACCGCCCGCAAATACTTCATCTTGGGCCTGTTCCAAATCCCGACCGGGCTTGCGGACGATGCGGACGCTGAAGAAGACAAGCCAGCGGCACCGCCTCATGACCCAGCCCTTGACGCAGCTAAAGCCTTCACCCGCAAGGCCATCAAGGAAGTGGGTGGAGCAACAAGTGTCGCCGATCTTGAGAACTGGGTCACAACCTGGACCAAGCACATCGACAAGCTGCGCGAGAAGTTCCCGGACGAAGCCAAGCAGGTCGATGCGGGCATCAGCGCACAGCGGGCGCATCTGACGAAGAAGGTGGCGGCTGAATGAGGTACGTTGTTGAGACACACGTGCCTCCTCCATCGGCTAACCCGAAGGGGCGAGCGGTGAAGTACCCGCTCGCTGATATGCAGGTCGGGGACAGCTTCCGGTTCGCCCATGACGCCCGTCTGCGCTCATCTATCGCAAACAATGCGCGGGCACAGTTCAAAGGCACGCGCAGGTTCACCACGAAGACAGTCGTGGAGGATGGGCAATACTATTTTCGGATATGGAGGATCGCGTGAAAGCCTTCTTCACCCGTACCGCTATAGGCCTCCAGCCCGCAGATGATGCGGCGCGCGAAGCATTGGCAGGCGTGCCGCTAGGGGCGGAGGTTGCGTGTGACGTGACCCGCCCCCGCAATATCCGCTTTCACCGTCTCTACTGGGGCTTGGTGAGTGCCATCGCGTCAAGCATCGGCGCGCAGGCAGAGACAGTCAGCGACGTGCTGAAGGTCCGCACCGGGCATGTGCGCGTCATAAAGACGAAAGACGGCCTGTTGGAGTTCCCGGCGTCAATTGCTTTTTCGAAAATGGATCAGGCGCAGTTCAAGGCGTTTTATGACCGCTGCTGCATGTTCATTTGCGAGGAGTGGCTGCCGCACCTGAAGGCCAGCGAGTTGAAGACGCAGATTGAGCAAATGGTGGGACTGCCCACCGAGGAGGCTGCATGACCCTGCTTGCGATTTACATGACCGGCTACACCGCGTGCTGCGCCTGGCTGCTGTACCAGTTGTTCAGCCTGCCTGAAGATGAAGTGGGCATGGACTGGACGTGGCTAGGCATAATCTTGGCCCTCAGCCTGATCTGGCCGCTGCTGTTGGCTTTTGAACTTTACGATGCTTGGCGGTAGGAGGCACAGCGTGACTGTAGATGAGAAAACAAAAGAACTGGTGAAGCGGTTGCGTGTGAACATGCACGCTTACGGCATCGCACAGGAAGCAGCCGACGCCCTAGAAGTGCTGGCGTGTGAGGTGGAGCAGTTGCGGCAATTGCTAAATGCCGCTGAGAAAGACTGCCACAAAGCACGCTTCGCCCTGCAAACAATTGGTGAAAGCACAATTCCGGACCAACCGGCATCAAGCGGCCTGAGTGAGATGGAACATACTCAGCATCATCTCATGCAGCTCCGGCGCTTGGCAATAATGACGTTACGCCCGGAAGCAATAGGTATCTACGAAGCGCCAAGACGCGAGGCTGATGAGATTAGAGTGCGCGGTGTTGGGAGAGATTTATTTGAGCCACAGTCAGTTAGAGTTGCGCTGACAGAGCGGCCTACGGATGACGAAATAAGATCAATTCATAATTGGATGAGAGGGTGGAAATTATGAGCCCGGAGAATAAAATACAGGACCATTATGACCAGATGGCTGACGTGTCTGAATGCCCCAAATGCAAAGGCTTCGGCGAAATTGCTATCAGCGTTACCACGGCTAAATTCTTGTTCGCAGGCCCAGTCCCAGAAGATGCTCGCGGCATTGCGGCTGCAACTTGCTACGTCTGCAAGGGCTGCGGATATGTGGATGGTGACGCATGAGCCCGACCGCGCCTGACGGCAAGGTGTGCCGAGATTGCAAGTTTTTTGACGGTAGCAACTGTCACCGCTACCCACCACAAATGGTTCCGTGGCCTAACGACAATCAGCACCCGATTATCTATAACCCAATGGCAACATTCCCATTTGTAGACCCAAACAACTGGTGCGGAGAGTGGATCAAAAGCAAATGACAGAGAAAAAGCCGATGCGAGCTGAACTCGTTGATGACTACAGAATCAAGTGCCAACTCCTACTTGAAGAAGTAATAGACGCAGAGGAGGCCGCTAAACTCGCCGCCGCAGAAATTGCTGAACTTCGCGCAGAGCGCGACCGTCTGAAGGCTGCGCTGGAGTTGATAAAGGCAACAAGGCCGCACGAGCGAACGCTTGACGAGTTGAGACAAATTGCAAGCAAAGCACTAGGAGACGCATCATGAGGTTTTTCAACGAAAACGCACCATTGAACGGGCTTCGCATCATCTGGACAGATGCCGCCGTTGAGAAGGTTGCCACTGTCACCCCGTTCAATATTTCCAGGCATCGGTCAGCACGAATCACGAAGAAACTCATCAAGCGCAACACGAGGATCACCTACAAGCCCGCGTGCTTCAGGGCTGGAAACACCCTTCTGATGCACCCCGCAATGAGGCCAGAATTGGAACGACATCTGAAGGAAGACGCATCATGAGCAGCCGCTACAGTCCGGATTATCTTCAACGAGCAGTGAGGGCTTTGGGATGAATTGGTGGGATGAGATTGCAGTGTCAGAGACTGCAAAAGCGATGCTAGGGGCGCAGGCGCGCATCACGGCGCTACAGCACACAAACGTCTACAACATCAGCGCAGAGGACCGCCTGCGCTTGGACTTGGCGATCCGTGAAGCGAACACCGAATATTGGAGGGCGCGGACTTCATATGAGAAGCTTGTAAAAAGAAGCAGCTCCCGCTGACACACCGCGCCAGTCACCGTGAACGCACAAGGCACAAGAGTGCATCAAAGGGCCAACACTGGAACGCAGATGGCCCGCTAAGGCATTGTTTTCCATACAGCGCAATGTCTTCGGGAGGCATGTGTTCGCGGGTTCAAATCCCGCCTCTCCGACCATCATTTCAATGGGTTAGCACTGCTCAGAGGCAGTGCTCCCCGGTGTTGGCGTGCCAGTCTTTAGCCGCGATTTTGCCCGGCTCTTTCTGCCGTGCTTTTTCCGGTGGTTCGATAAGTGCATGTCCATGCACGCTTTGCACCTAAACCTGCCGCCACCCTTAGAGTACAAATTGCCTTCCACAACGTGATGCCCCCGGATGCAATATCCGCCGACACCTTCGCCTCTTAACTTCACGGTGGTGAAATAATCATGTAGGGCGCGGTCTAACTGCTCTTGCCTCTTTGGGGACATGATCGGCCGCAGCGCCAGCATCCACTCAATGGCGCTCTTGCCGCAGATGCGCCAAATATGAATTGGCTGGTGGCGGGGGTTGTCATTCTTCTTTGTCGGGCCAATGATGGTCCCGCCAACAATCCTAACCATTCGGTCCAATGGCTCCCGCTGCACCTGCGCGGCTGAGATGTGGAAGTTCCTTTTGTAGCCGCTGAAGGTACCTTCACCCTCAATAAACCCGGCTACCCAATACAGGTCGATAGGGCGGCAATCCTGTGGTAATTGATTCTCAGCCATCTGAGTCTCCGAAACAGACTTGGGGGTTAGGGGCCGGGAAGGGTGTTAGCGCACCCACTCGGTCCCGCTGATTGTGTGAATCAGCAGGCGCATTATCGCCGAAAGTTATAAGAAAATCAACGAATTCCGCCCATTATGGGCAGGCTGATAAACATCAGCGAGACGTGGGGGTGCTTGCAACACCCGCCACGCCTCTAACGCAACACACGAGGGTCAATCTCATGCGTCACGCTTCGCTGTTCCTATTCGTCCTGTCGGCCTTAATCAACACCGTGATGGTCTTGTTGGGCCTTGTCCTGGTCGCTCTGTGGGGGACTACCCCATGAGCCGGGCCCTGAAACGTCCACAACACGGCTGGGGGCACCGTCCAAACGCAAGGCTGGGGGATTGGTGCCTGCTGGTCTTCCTGATGTTCTGTAGCGCGCAGTTCTTCGCGTGGGCTAGCGCGGCTCTGGACGCCCTGCTGGCTGGGATAGGCAGTATTTCGTAACCCAGCCCTGTAAGTCAGCGTGCCGCTCTCTGAGGCTCTGGAAGCGTCCTATATCGACTGCATAGGCTTCCAGCAGGACAGGGAGCGGAATGGGCTCCTGAGCCAACAGGGAGGCGTCAAGGGGCGGCTCTGCCAGTAGCAGACTGGGTGGGGGCTGGGGGCAGGATACCGGCACGGAGGTCGCGCAGGCCGTTAGAGACAGGAGCAGAAATCCTGCAAGGAACCGTGTCATGGATGTACTCACGAATGGTCTTGGTTACGACTTTGACGCCAGCGCCGATCTTGGCTTCTTTGGCCGATAGCTGCACCTGAAGGGCCAAGCGGTCAGCGTCCGCCTTCACCCTGCGCTGAAGTTCATTGCGCAATTCGACCTTCAGCACGTCTGCTTGGGCGGACTTGATGCGCCACCCGTTGGCCTGCCACCCCACCCAGATCAGGGCCAGAACCGAAAGGCCCGCCCCGATCATTTTGAGATAGCCCAGCATCAGGGCTTCGGCAGGTTGTTGGGCTGATTTGCAGCACCTACGCCCAGCAAGGCCAGCACAATGGCATTCGCCCACTCAGGAATTGCGAGAACGGCGTTCTCCAGGCCTAGCTGCGGGGCAGCACCATTCCATGCCGACACAACAGCAAGGAGCAATGCTGCGATGGCCGCAATGCGGGTCTTCCACCCTGGCGCTATATTCAGCAGAGACAAAATGGTCGTGATGAAGTTACCCATTATGCACCTATCAGTTAAACGCACGGACCCGGTGCGCGCGGGGTTCACTTCTTGATGTCAGAAAGTTGCTTGAAGCCTGGCCGCTTCTCCACCACCGGATCACCGACCACGATAGTAACTGCGTCAGTTGTTGGCTGCGCAGTGAAGTCGCCAAGGCTGACCACGTACTCAAAAGGTCCGCGACCGTCGCCAAGGTCCACTTGAGCCATTGCCGACACCGTTGCGGTCACTGAGCCGCTGGGTGTGAAAATGGCTTCGTACTGATTTGCATCTGTGTTGATGAGGATGACCTCGCCCGATGTCGTTGAAACGACAGGGGTGGAGACAACCTTGCCCTTGAAGCCAAACGGGATGCGGACCCGCTCGCCATGTGCAACCAGTGTGACCATGTCAGGACCCCGCGAAGGCGATGATGAAGAGAGCGGAGAGGCAATAGAGGGCTATGGCAGGGCCTGAGAGCAGCACTTTCCAGATCACCCACTTTCGCGGGGCTGTGTAGAAGATGCGGTCGGAGGCTTTGGGGCGCTTCTTGGTCATGGCTTTTGATCCAGCTTGTGGTCGATGCGGTCCAACTGCTTGTCCAGATTGATGAGGATCGTCTCGACGCGCGTTAGCCTGTCGGCTGTGTTCGCGGCGGCTTGAATCTTCCGCTCTGCATCGTCAATGCGTGCAGAGACGGACGCTGCCCACCAGACAGCGGCAAATGTTGCGGAAATCATATAAACGAGCGTGGCTGGCCCGATCATCTTGTCCCACATAGTCACTCAACCTTCTTTTCCATGCGTTGGACCTGTTGCTGAATGTGCATCAGCTTCACTTCGATGCTCACCAGGCGGTCCTTCTCCGACACGTCAGGGCGAGCAATAGGGGCTGTAATGGTGATGGTGGGTGAAACCACTTCTTGCGGGGTTGGAGGCTCGGTTGCAGGCGGAGGCGGGTTGTCAATCTCTGGGGGCTTTTGCTTTGGGACAGGGACAAAGATCAGCGTTATGCCCACGACGATGGTGGCGGCGATCAGCGCGCCAGTTTCGACGAGCGGGTTCATTTGTAGACCGCCCGGCTGAGTTCAATGTGGGGACCGTCCTTGAAGCGTCGCCAATCTCCGCCCCATTCAATGGCAATATCCAATTCCTTCGCAGCGGCCTTGAAGGCATCCGCCACGGGCTTGAACGCGGGCCACTTCCATGTGACCTGACCGTCAAAGAGCGGCGCGAAGTCCACAGCCAGCCCGACAAGGTGGCGAGAGTTCATGGTCTTGCTGAGACCCTTGGCGAATAGCTCGCGCTGTCGCTCCTTGGTCCTCATGCCTTCAGTGATGATAAACCCGCCCGGCATAGTCTCAGCGGCTCGCCTTACTACACTGACTAGATCAGGATGAACACCCACAAGGGCCTTTAGACTGCGTTCATTCAAAGCCATGTTTCACCCGAATATTAAGACGATGGAAGCCCATGTGACTGCGCCGGTCAGAACCTCTGCCGCCTGAATACCGTCGCCACGAATGCGCCAGCCCGCCCAATAGAGCGGGCCGTGCAGAAGGCCGGTCAGTGCGAAGAGGAGCGCAGGAATTTCGTGTGACGGGGACAGGGGCAGGATAGCCGTGGCGTTTCGAACGAGGCCGATAAACGACATGCCCGCGAGGTTGTAGGCTGTGACTTTCCAGTGCGGCCAAGTCGTGTCAGGAATGCCGCCGAAGGCGCGGGGCAACCACCACTCGGTCAAGAGTTCGGTCTTGGTCTGCGCGAAGGCGAAGAACTGCTTTACGTCATAGATCATGTGCGCGCCGTGACCGTAGAGGGCCATCGAAGCGAATACGGACACGATCAGCAGCGGCGCAATGTACCAAGGCCCGCCAGCGAGGAAGTAGAGCAACAGCCCCGTGGGGACGGCCCAGACTGCCCTGCAAGCGTGCGTGGAGTTGATCCACCGCTTCAGCCAACCACCGCGCAGGCGGTAGAGCGGGCCGCCTATTGCAGCGGCAAGGAGAGACCAGAGAACCACCGGGCTATCTCAGGCAAAGTCGCCGAAGCAGACAACCGTGATGACGGTGCTGTCGATTGCTCCGCTCGTGTCAGAGCGACGGGCCCTGATTTGCAAAGCAGTAGTTGACTTCGTGTCCCCTGGGTCCGCTGTGACGATGCCGCCCGTTGCCGCCGTGACGGACTGACACCACCCGGACACTGCATACGTTGCAGCGCTAAATGCTGTCGTGAAGTTGATTGTGTAATTACCCGCCGCGTTGCGGGTCACTGACGTGACGTTATAGCCCGCTGTTGGCGCATTGGTGCCCGCCGTCGATCCATCAAACGTACACCACGCCTTTGCTGCTGACGGGTGGAAATGCTGCCGCCCTGGTGTCACGAAGTTCGTGATAGCCGTGCCCGCTTCCTGCTGCGCCTGCGTCGCCGCAAGGTTCTGGATGAGCACCTTCTTGCCGCCTGAAGCCGAAGCATCATACGTCGCAACATAGTCCGCAGCGCCGTCTGGTGTAGCGTCTGCGGTCAGCGCATTGATGGTCTTGTAGAAGTTCGTGATGGTCGTAGTTTTCGCTGCTGTGCCACTCGCATCGTAGGTCAGGAGGCTGTCAGCCACATCCGGGGCTGTGTCTGCCGTCAGGCCGGTCATGACATTGTTGAACATATCCTGAATGGTGACTTTGTTCAGCGCGTTGGATTGGCTCGCGTCTGCGAACAGGAACAAGTCAGCGACTGCGCCGCCTGTCGTGTCGGTTGGAATGTCAGTGGTTGCCCAAGACAGCCGAGGCGGGTTGAGCATCTGGAAGCGTGTCCCGTCATAAACGACGAAGACCCAATCCGATGTTGCAATGTCGCCTGAGACAAGGGCCACGTCCTTGTATCGGACCGCTGTGGCCCCGAGGCTATCCACGTTCAGCGTGACCGCGCCAGTGTTTCCCGTGGAAGTGTATTTGAAGAGGTAACGCTGCCCTGCGGCGAGAGCGCCAACAGTCGGCGAGCATGTCAGCGTGATGGCATCTGCCGTGCCACCTACAGAGCCGCCAGAGACGGTTCCAGCGTCAATGAGCGCATACCATGAAGCAATCGCGGCCATCATGGCGCGGGCGCTGTCGTTTACCGTTGCTGGCGACTGACCTTCGAGCCAGTTTATCCCGGCGTCTGCGTCGTCGTTGTCGGCTGCGGTCGTGGACCAGTCTTTTACGGCCATAATTAACTCCTACTGCCCGGTTTTGACGGGCGGTCGATAAAGGCGTAGCGTTCAGGAATGGATCAGAATCCGGTCAGGCAAGTTCTTGCCATTGCGTTCGCCATCGCGGCGTTCACGTTCGTGTACTTGTGGCTAGGAATTCCCGGACTCGCCGGGGCATTCTTCGGCCTCACCATCACCCTGTGCATATTGGGAATTGCCAGCGGTTACTGGGTCGGGTTCGACTATGAAGCCGACCGGATGGTTATTGACCTGATGAAATGGTTGAAGCAAAAGCGGTCTAGTTAAGACCCTCCACAAGCACCGGGTTGACACCAGCAACTGCGCCAGCACCAGCGGTTCCGATGCCCTTGCCCGTGGCGCTTGATGCGGCCCTTACCTTCGATGCCGCCATGAGTTTCCGAAGAAGGGCTTCGGCCTCACGCCCACGCTTTTCTGACAGCAGCTTGGCAAGTTCCAGCCACTGCTCGTTATTGCGGAGGCGCTGCTGGCGTGGCGTGGCCCCTGTCGCCACCTGAATGGCTTTCTTGGTAGCCCCTGGCAGATTGCCCTCCATCGCAGTCCCGACGACGCCGGGCTGAAGCCTTTCGTCAATGCCGCCAATGGCCTGCATACGAGTGGCCGTCTTGGAGTTCGTGGCAACGCCCGCCCGCAATTCAGCCGCCTTGAATGTCTGCCCAATCTCCCGGAAGAACTGCATGGTTTTCTTGGGATCACCCAAGACCATGCCAATCTTTTCACGGGAAGCCTTGGATGTCAGTTGGCGCACCATCTCGTTGAGTTGGCGCGCGTCTACATTGGGGTCAGACGCAGCGCCCTTCACATTCGCCATGACCTCATCCAGTTGCGCCCGCACGCCACTGATAACGGCCTGGCGCTCTGGCCCGGTCATGCCGTCCATTGCCTCTTTTAGCTCGGCGCGCGTGTATTGCGGACTGAGGACTTTCGTCCCCAGCTTGATGCCCTCAATGCGGGAGATGGGGTCAGCCGCCGTTTCCAGTGCCTTGCGATACTCAGGTACACTTGTCCTGAGTGCGTCACGCAGTTCCCGCGAGAGGATGCGATACTCGCGGCCAAGGTCGGTAGTGCCGCCGAGTTTCCCCTTCCCGTCCGCTTCATCCGCCACCGCATCAATTGCGCGCTTTACATAATCAAGTTGGCGCACATCCGGCATACTCTCGATGATGGCATCACCGTTATCATCCACCTTGAAGATGATCTGCTTGGACTTCATGCCAGCAGTCTTCATCAGGTCGTTTGCGTATTTGAGCGCAGAGGCGGGGATACGGTCGAAAAGCGATTCAATCTTGCGGCCCGCCTCTGACGAGTAATCAATTGGCTTGGAGTAGGCGTTGCTGTACGCAGCCTCGCGTGCCGCTGCCGACCCTTCACGCAGGGCTGTGATCTGCGCGACTTTGCCTTCGGGAGCGCCCATCGTCTTGTTCAGGCTGTCGGTCAAGCCCTTGCTTGCCTTTTTTGCCCGATCTTCGACCGCCGCGCCAAGGAAAGAAGAACCTGGGCCGCGCTTCTGAATAACCGCATCTGCAATGCCCTGCGCATTCGGCCCCGCGTCGGCAAGCATGGCATCAGGCCCCGCCGCACGAATACGGGCCAAGCCTGTCTTGCTGGCGTCGTTGCCCATCAGGTCCACCAACTCCTCGCCTACAGGCTGCGACACGCCGAGTTTTGCGTAGGACGCGCCCGGCGTCACGAAGTTCTTTACGTTCTGATAGGCGCTGCTCAGACCTTGGCCGATAACAGGGGCAAGGCCACCAGTGAGGCCACCAAGCACACCGCCAATTCCGGCGTTGATTGATCTGTTCTCCAGCCCGCCTTCGCCGCGTGTAAAGCCGTCCGCTGCGCCAACAGGCAAGCCGACCGACGCGCCTGCAATGGCCCTCTTAGCCAAGGGACGTGCAGCGTTCACGCCCATGCCGCCAACGCCAATCGCCTGTGCGCCTGCCAGTGTGCCGCCAATTCCGCCCGCGAGGTTCACAAGCATGGACGATTCCGGGAAGTTCTTTTCCCTCAATCGGTCGCGCGCCCGCTGATACTCAAGGCTCTTTTCGTAGTTGCCACCAAGGGCTTGGCTAAGGGTTGCAACGCCCTCATCAAGCAGCCCGCCTGCAATGGGAATTCCCTTGATGGCCTGCCTGCCAGCGTCAACAAGGTCATAGCCGAAGCCTGCGTTGTCGTATTCTTTCTGCGCTGCCGTATCAGCCTCGGCGCGCATTTGCTCCTGAGAGCGCGGACCACGGATCAGGTCCGTAAGGGTCTGCTGGCTGGTTGGTGTATCTTCCGGCTTCTGCGCCTTTGCCCAATGCTCAGCGGAGACGCGGTTCATGGTCTCCTGATCTGTCCCGTCTGGGAAGTTGATCTTGGATCCGTCCGGGAACTTGACTGATGGCATTATTCAAGCCTCCCGGTTGCGGGGTTGTATGTCAGTTCGCCCATCCCGCCTGGGTTAGGCGCGTTGTACGTCCTGCCCTTTGCGCTATATGCGCCCCGTGCGACGTTGTTCAGGTCGCGGTAAAGGCGCTCGATCTTCTGCAAGGCGTCAAATTCCGTGTCATACGGGCTCAGTCCATAGCGGCTTGCCTGGTTCTCTGCTTCCGCTTGGGCCATGCCAGCACCCGTCAGTGTGCGAACAAGGGCCTCTTTTCCCGTCTCAACGTCTGCCCACAGCTTACCGCCTTCGCCCGTGTTGAAGACCATTTGGCCCCTTCGAACAAGTTGCTCTCCGGGCTTGCCGCTGTAGAACTTCTTCACGCGCTCCTTGATTGCATCGTAGTTGCTTGTGAAGCCTTCGCCCATCGCAGTGCGCGCGCCAATTTCGGGCGGGATGTTGTTGACCGTCATGCTGGACGCGCCAGCCCTCCGCAGACGCTCCTCCTCAGACAGCGTCTTAGGCATATCCTTGTATTCGCCCGTTATGCTGCTTTGCTGGTAGTCGTTGCGGCCATCGCCATCGATGTCGACAGGCTTCCATGACTCCGAAGGTTTGGCAAACATATTCCCAGCCATCGTAGACACCAGACTGCGCTGCATCTCCGGGTCACTCCTCGCCGCTTCGAATATCGGGCGCATTTGTTCCGGGATGGTTTCAGCCATGCTGTCAAAGGCAGAGGCGAGGCCCTTGCGCTTCTTGTCTTCAGCGAAGCCTTTGCCAAAGCCTACAAGGCCCTGCGTCAGATTGCGGCCAAAAGGCCCCGGCTGGGACAGTGCGGTGGCGAGGCTATAGAAGCTGTCGGAAGGCGTGCGGTCGATGCCCGATGAAAGACGCTGCCAGAATGACGGCTGCGCCTGATCGCCTTCGGGGGCTTCAAGGTAATACGGTGTTGCCATGTTCAGACCCCTAAAGCCACCCTGTTGGACCAAATGCGCCCGTGTCTTTCAGAGCGCCAATGCCACCAAACAAGCCGCCGAGAATGCCACCGAGGCCGCTGCTCTGGACCGTCTGAGTTTGCGTGCCACTGCCGCCCATGCCACCGATACCCGTTGCGATGCCTGCATAGCGTGACAGGTTCTGCCATGGGCTTTCCTGCTCGAAGTTCCAGCGGCTGAGCATGTCTTGGAGGCTCTCGCCTGCTTTGCCCTCGCGGGCCTGACCGACACCCATAAGCGCATTCAAATCGTTGTAGCCAGCCGCCTGATAGCCTGGGATGGCGCTTGTGTACCCCGGCATCTGCCCTGCGGCGCTGAGTTGGTTCTGACGCTCGCGGGCGTAGTCCTGACCCCAGATGTTGGAGGCGAGGTTGCCAAGCTGCTGCGTCATCACCCCTGCATGCGCGGGGGAGCCTGTGCGTCCATACTGGCTGAACTGCGAGTTCACGCTGTCCGTAACCTCGCCCTTCATCGCGTTGAACATATCGGACAAATGCGGGTTGTTGTTCAGCATCTCGCCCGATGCCGTACGCTGGAGCGTGTCAAGGCCGCCCGTCAAAGCGGCCTGACCCTGATTGTACATCGGGTTGCCTTGGGAGGCCCTGCCCTCAATACCCTGCAGCGCCTGTTCAGTCTGGTTCGAGAACGGCACCACAGTGCTGAAGGGGGCGTACTGCGAGCCTTTGTTATAGAGTTGCCCCGCCTGACCGAGAATGCCCTTTAGCGCATCCTGTGCGGGTGCCCACGGGTCATTCGTCTGTGTCGTGGTCTGCTTGTCTGACTTCCCACCCATGTCAATCCACCTTCCATTCCAGCATCACATGCGTCTTCTTGAACTCGGTAAAGACCCGCTCCCAACCGGGGCGGGCGATCAGTTCGAACAGTTGGCAGCCTTCTGCCTTCGCAAAGCGCTTCAGTGTGTCCACCGCAAGCCTCTGCCATCGGTCGCGGTTGTCACCTGAGGCCATGATGGCTTCGAGTGTCTTGATCCCGCTGCTTTCGATGTTGAGGCGCGTGACAACGACTGCCATGCACTTGGGGCCTTCCCAATAGGTCCAGCACTGCCACTGACCAGACCGGAGCAGTTCAAATGCGGCCTTCTCCGTGAGCCTGCCGCTTGACCGTTCCACGCCCGACATGATGCGGGGCCGGATCGCAGGCCACAGCGCGTCAATGGTGTCCGGGGGAAGTTGGAAGAACTTGAACTCGGTCTGTGTCTGGATGGTCATTAAAACAGTGCTCCAAGGCCCCCGAATGCCCCGCCCATCACACCCTTCTTCGTGTCACCCTTCATGCCTCCCATGTTCCCCATGAGGAGCGCGGGAAGGATGCCACCAAGGGCCGCAACCATCGGATCAAAGCCGGGCTTCTTCTCTTGGCCCTGCTGTTGCTGCGCCTGTGCCATCTGCAAGCCCTGCGCACCAATGGCTTGGGCAAGACCGTCTGCGCCGGGCATCATGAACTGATTGCCCTGCCAATAGTTCGCGGGCGCACCGAAGTTGCCCGAATACTGTGGCGCACCGTCAGCGGCAGAACCGCCTGCAATCATCTTTCCAAGCATGTCTTTCGTTCCTTATCCACTCATTACGCCGGTGATGTACCAACCTGTCGAAGCATCGCAGGTTAGCTCGTAGCCCATGTATTGCTGGTAGATCGTGAGCGTTGTTGCACCGTCGATCGTGTCCGTGCTGTCGCCGTCCAGAATGGCAACATTGTTCCCGCCCGTGATGCGCTTGAACTTCAGCACCCGCCCGTCATTGCTGGCCTTCGGAGGCAGCGTGATGGTCACATTGTTCGAAGTCGTGTTGACCGGGATGAAGTAGTCATTGTCGGTCACGGTGTAGGTGGATGCCGTGACTGCAGCCAGCACGCCCACCTTCTGAGGCCCTTGATCCTGATGGGCGTACTTCGTCAACTGGTTGACGATGTCGGCTATCTCTCGCGGCGACGGCTGAAACGGGAGGTTGCGAACCCGCTTGAAGTCCGTTGTCACCTGCGTCCTGCCCCGACAGCGTCAATCACATCCACGCCCTGCGCATAGTTCCACGTGGTCGCAGCGGGAACCGTCACCCTTGCTCTATGAAAGCGCCCGGTGGAGCGAACCGGGCATATCCCAGTGGAGCGCTGGGAGCTTTCAGAACCATAGGTAACGGTTCCCGACTGCGTCTCTCTGACCCCCATAGCTATGGTCGCTGCGCTCGTGTCGATAAGAGGGGTTACGGCATGAACCTGCATCCGGCCCCTTTCGTTGAGTTGCCCTTCGGCTGTCGTCATCACGGCTTCAAGCGTTGACCCGTCGAAGAAGGATAGCTTGTGAGCCGAGTTGAACGCGCCGATGGATTGGTTGCCGCCCTGATAGGCTGTTGAGTCAAACGAAATTGTCTGGCTTTCCAATGTCCCGCTGATGCTGTCCAGACCCGTTCCAAGGCTGAAGTGGTTATAAAGAATTTCGCAATCCTGCACGATGTAGGACCAGCGCTTCTCAGGCCAATGCCAGACGAGAATCTTGTTCGGCAGACCGCCGCCGCCTGTTGGATAGGCCACGAAGACCAGCTTGCGAACCGGGTCAACGGCTGCCGTGATGCGGTCATAGGCCGATGAATTGACCTCTGTGAAGAATGTCTGGTCAACGCCGTTTTCACCAATAGGAACCGACTGCACGCCGTCGAAGAAGTAGAAGCCGTCCGGGGCGAGATAGAAAACCCCGTTGCCCACGGGTACGACACTATAGGGAGCGAGCGCTCCACGCGCCTGCTCGACCACGTCAAACTGAAAGGTAATCGGAGCCGGGACGCGCACCATGCGGACGATCTGCCGCTCCTGGAACACATAACCGACCTCACCCCCGATAATGGCTTGAATTGTGCCACCGTCCGGAATGTCCTGATAGTTGCTTTCGTTCGTGCCGACCGTCCAGCCTACGGCGGAGTTTGAGGCCGACCACTGCACCCGGTTGGCCGCCGCCGTGATGTTCCCCAGCACCACGAACTCGCGCACGACTGCAATGTGCTTGGCAGTCGGCGGCGAGCCTGTCAGGGCGGCCCAGTTGGCACCAGAGGCCAGTGTAATGGACTGAGGCGCATCTGCCCCGTTCACGGCAATGCCCAAGGTTCCATACTTCACGAAGCGCCACTGAGCGTCTGCAGGGCAGGCATAGGCACCGCCTACAAGGCGGCTCGCATCCGTCCACGTCGCGCTGCTCAGAAGGTAGAGTTTCGTCGCATCACCTGCATAGGCATGGACCGTGCCGCTGTTGTCCTTGATCGCCCAAGCGCCTTGGCAACGTGCCGTCAGGGCATTGGAATAGGGGTTGATGGCATACCAAGGGAGATAGCCACGGGCGAAGGGAATGACGTTCTTTGCATCCGTGGTTCCGGGGTTTCCGAGCGCGGGAAGGTCGGGAAGCCAGGGGCCGAATTCGAGTTTCATGGGCTAGAACTCAGTCGGAACGATGGAGCCAGTCGAACTGCGTGCGTTAGTCTCCTGAATGAGCGATTGCAGTTCCTCTGCCTCTGCCTGTGCCATAGCGGCGGCTCCCTCTGCGTCACGGATGACATGGGTCAGGAGTTCACGCTTGGCCCGCGAGCGAATGAGCGCCTCGGCATCCGTCATCCAGGCGTTAGTATCGCCTGTGGCTGAGAGGTCAGACAGGGCAAAGACCCCTGACACCCTGACCGCATAGGCAGCGTCCGGGATGGGATAGAGGCGCAACTGCTTCCCATAGTAGGCATAAGACGTGGGCAATCCCTCGTCAGGCGTCGTGTTTGAACTGAAATACTCCAGTTCGGAATATTGCGCCCGCTCAAGGTCAATCTTGTCGGAGCCGGAAACCGTAAGCCTCACATTGTCTATGTAAAGCAGGTTCGGGATGTCGGAGGAATCGGCGGAGGTGTAGAACTCCTGCCCATCCACGGTGTTGAAGGTCAGCGAGCGGGCTTCGTTGAAAAAGAACCGCTTGCGCTGGTATTTATCAATCGCGGTCTGGATGGCCTTCTCGATCTGGTTCGTAAGGTCGGTACGGTCCAGCTCATCGGCGATCCGGTCCTTCATGGTTCCAAAAGTTGTCATCGCCTACCCCTGCTTCCTCTACTTCCTCTGCGAACGCCATAAGCGCCCCTTGCTTGCCGTGTCATGTATGGCAGGGGTTGCAACGCACCTGCTGCAGTCTGAATGAAATTCCCAAGTGACTGCGAAGCACTTCCACTTAGACCGCCGCCCGTCAGTTCGCCCTGTGCCGACTGTGTAACCGCGCCAAGCGTCTGGGACGCAGCAGCCTCAATCAGCAAATCTGCCGATGCGGATTGCGTAATTGCCCCGAGGGTCTGCCCCGCCGTCCCTTCAATCATCAGATCGCCGGATGCTGCCTGAGTAACAGCACCAAGCGTCTGGGACGCGGTTCCCGATACTGCCCCGCCGCCAGTCTCAACAAGAGTCGCTGGATCGCGAAGAATGATGTTCTTCGGGGTGGCGTGGGTCTGGTAAAGGTAGATAACCGTCCCTGACGCCGGTGTCGCAACAGGGAGTGGCCGCAGAATTATGTTTTTCGGGGTGGCGTGCCCTTGGCGTAAAACAATCTTACGCTGGTCTGCCATTTACGTTCCGTCTACGTTCGTGCTTGTCAGCGTGTTGACTGTTGTTCCGGCAATGTCAGGCGACCCCGCTTTGTACGCCACTAGGTAATGCTGGACCCCGGCAACAGATGCGACCGGCACAATATAGGTGCCGTCGATATAAGCCTGCGCCTCACCCATGAATTCATCATCGGATGTCCTGAACGCTTGTACAATTGCACTGGCGACAGGCACGTCACTAGCGTCAACGCAGGTCCCGCGTATGAAGCGGTTTTGCGAGCAGCCTTCACCGTCACATGAATAGGGCCTATAAAGGTCTGGCGAAGAAAGGTCATTGATCCCGACAGTTGCATATTCAGGGCCGTCCGTGCCGCCCCCCAGTCTGCAGCCGAATGACCACAATGACCGGAACTTGTTGCGGTCTTTCCAAGTCAGAGGCCCACGCGACTGCATGGAAAACATTGGGAAGTGATGCTGCTCCTCATACGCAGGCTGCAGTGTCCCCGGCTGCGCGGAGAACCCGCCGCCAGTGGCCCCTGCTGTCCCGTATGTAAGCTGCGCCCCCATTATTTCGCCATCGCGTTCGATAACTCATCGCGGGCAGCAATGAGCTTCTTTTCCGCTTCCGTGCCAACAAGTGCCGTGTCATAGGCCGGGACAATCAACGGCTTGCCCTCAATGATTTTCGTGCGGTCATGGTAATTCGATACTACGGAATTGGCTGTCTCAAGCATGAACGTGGCGAACTCTTTGTCCGTAATGGAGCCCGACACCTTGCAATTTCCTGCGCGGTCCATTTCCACCACAATGCGGCAGACAGTTGTTGCACCGTGGATGTCGTCCAGTGTTGTGCGCTTCATTATTCGTCAACCACGCAATGAATGTCCACAACAGCGCTATTCGCCGTGATGTTCCATGCACATATTGCCTGACCCGCCGCAGGGAGCGTGATGCCGCGCGGGAAGGTGAACACAACAGCCGCACCGATTAGCGCGGCGAGGTCGAAGCGCCGAAAGAATTGCGTAGGCACAGTCGGTGCCGTACCGAATGCGACCGCCGCTTGGGTCACGCCAGCCGGGCGGCCTTCGTCTTCCGCCAGGAACGCAACGCCGCCTGTAAGTGTCGGTGTGTTGGCCGTGCGCCCAAATCCAACCACGCACGCCGTGGCAGCGCCGTTGAAATACCCAAATTCCATGACCGCCGCTTCGTTTGTAGCGGGCGAAAGAGCCGCCCACGAAGCCGCCGCAATGGTGGTAACGGTGGTTCGCAATGCCAGAGAATAAATCGCCATTTTGAATCCTATGCGTTAGGTGCTGTCCACGTCCAAGACGTGATTTGGAATGTTTGACCTGCGGTGAATGACACGCTGTCCACTTCGATATCTCCGCCGCCGCCCGTGACTGTGACCGACCCCTGCTGGTGGCAGGTCGTGCCGTCGCTAGCGTAGAGCCTGAAATGTGCCGCCGTGCCTGAGTTGTCCGCGCTGGAGTCGCTGACAGGCACGCCCGACCATGACTTGGTTCCACCCGAAGCGGCGCTAGCCCAATCAGATGCAAGCGTTATTGTCGCGAGTACGGCCCCACTGTCCGCAGTGGCGCAGGTTGCAGGCTGTGACCCTGTCCTGATCTTCAGAACGGCACTAACCCCTGCAGTTGCCTCAATGGCGTCAAGCATGGCGTTTCGGACGGCGACTGAAAACTGTATCGCCATCACTCAGCATCCTTTTTCTTTGCAGGCCGCCCGCGCTTCTTCTTCACGGGCGCAGGCGTCTCAGGTGGTGGCGGTGGCTTCGGGGCTGCAACCTTCGCTGCTGCCAATATCTGCCGCCGCCTCATTGGCGCCCCACCACAACGCCATACACATTCTCGTCGTGATCCAGTTCCTGAAGCACCTTGAAGTTGGTCTGGAAGATGTCCAGCCACCATTCCTTCGGCTTCACGATCCGGTGCGGGCTAGACCCATCCGGCAACTTGTGGCGGCTTTCTCGTGTTGCCACGATGAAGAGGCCTACACCCTTCGTCACCCGGACAAGGTCTGCAATGACCGCATCCAGATACTGAGGCTCGACGTGCTCGAGGACATCCGTGCAGATGACCAAGCTCGCGGGGTCAGGGCTGGCACTCAGTTCCCCGAAGGCCGGATCGTAGCCGATGACGCGGTAGCCGAAGGGCTCCAGTGCCGCCTTGAGCGACTGCTTCCCGCAGCCATAGTCCAGCATGGTCTTGGCCCCGACTTGGTCAGCCAGGTCCTTGACCGTCTCCCAATACTTCATGGACTGCCTGCCCCACTCCGGTCTGTTGAAGTGGTGCTTGGCGTTCAGGTCGCGGTATTCATCGCTGATGAGGGTCATTTGCTCACCGTGAGTTTTGGCAAGCGGCCACTAGCCTCTTTCATAGAATACGGCACGTCAGAGTGAATGCCGCACCATTCGCACTTCAGGAAGCCCCACGGCATCCGCTCGTCAATCGGGTGCGGGTTGCAGTGCTTCATGTGGTGCCAGCCGAAATGGTGCATGACCTTCATGAGCCTGCGGTACACCAGCCAGTAATAGAGGCGCGTCATCACGGCGTGCCCTCCAGAATGAGGCCAGCCTTGCGGCAGTAATCTTCCTCGTCCTTTACTTCGCCCGTAACAATCAGGCGATTGACCACGCTGTCACGATGGACAGAGCGCCCCATCAGTTCCCACCATGAAACCGTGGAGCCGATGGCCTCTTTCGCATACTCCACCCACTTGTCAGCGTGGGGCTGGTTGCGTGTTTCCCACCAATGGGGGACGCCTTGCGTAAAGTGCACCAGCTTCGGGTTTTCCGGCGGGTTGGATGTGTAAGGCACACACACATTCCATTCCCTCGGAAGATTTCCGATCTGATCCATAGGCAACCAGCCGATCTTGTGCAGGTTGTTGGTCTTCAGGTCGTCAATGTGTTCCGGTGTCAGCACCTTGTTTGAAGGATGCGCGCAGTTGAACAGGATGGCACTTGCCCATTCGAACGCAGGCTGGTCCTTCATCACGTGGACGGCCTTTGAGGCATCCCCGCACTTGAAGACCTCGGAGATGTCCCCGTTGCAGATCATGTCCGCGTCCAGAAATAGGCCCCAGCCCTGATAGTTGCAGAGGTAAGGCACCAGAAACCGCGACCACGTGAAGGGCGTCAGTCCCTGGCGTTTGATCGGTAGCGTTTCCAAGACCAGCGGTGTAATCGAAACCGGGCTTTGCGCATTCTTCGTGATCGACCAAATCAGGGTCGAGAGTGAAACAACTTGGCGGCTGTCCGCTCCAATAAACAGCCTATACGGGATATTGCTCATTCAGATAGCTCCAGTTTATGCCGACCGCTGCGTGTCGCAGCGCGCCTTTGGTGACTCCATACTCCTTGGCCATGTCGCTGTAGCGGTCGCCTCGTTTAACGCGCGCCCGCAGTTCGATGACTTGCTCCTCGGTTAAAACTGCCCGACCCGACCGCTCACCATGAGTTTTGAATTTTCGGCGACCGGACACCTTCATGTCCCGCATGTTGTCGTCATGCGTCCCAAGGTAGAGATGGGCGACATTCGCACATGCCGCATTGTTGCACTTGTGGAGGACAAACAATCCGTTCGGGATTGTTCCATTTTCCAGTTGCCACGATAGCCTGTGCACCTTTTCGTTTTTCCCGTTCCTGCCACCAAGGTGGACCTCGCCGTGTCCCTTCTTGGTCTTGTAGCGCAACCAGGTCAGGCAACCTGTTTCGTGGTCAAACGCAAAGCAGTTCGGATATTGCTCAACGATTTTGTGCATTCGCTCATGCTCCATGTCGCTCGTAAATATCGCCGTGGTAGTTGTCCTTGTAGGCCACCAACTTGTGATGCATCCGCTTCCCCAAGTCGTAAGCTTCCTCTACCAGCTCCAGTAGTTCTTCCTTGCTCTTGCCGTCCCGGATCGCCCGGTACAGTTCACGCTGCACTTCGCAGATGGTGCGCCACGTCCCATTGCCCTTTTCCGGCATGATCTTGTACTTGATGGGACGCTTTGCACTCATTCCGCTGCCTGCCTCTTCGTGAGTTTCTTCAGGTCACCTGCCATCCGCCCGATGACATCGCCCCATTGCCCATGTTGGGACTGTCGGTAGAGTTGCGCCTGCGGATACCAAGGCATGGCCTTCTGTGTGAATTGCCAAGGACTTTTGATCGGTGTCAGGCACCAAGTCGGCACGTTCATCGAACCTGCAAAGTGGACATTGCTCGTCAGGACCGTGATGACCAGATCAAGCCCTGCAATGCAGCCGAACAACTGGTCGAGGTCCGCGTTCATCTCGTTGTCGTGGCTGATGTCCCAGCCGTGCTTGGCCTTGGCCTTCGCCACTTCCTCGCCGGCGTTCTCCGTGTACTGGAGGCTGACGAACTCAACGCCTGGCACGCTCAGGATGGGCGCGAGGTTTTCGAGAGGCATGGACCGGAGAGCCACGTGTGTGTCACGTGTCCCCCCGATCCAACTCACCCCTACTCGTAGCTTTCCGGACTTGCCAGCAAACTGCCCCACAAGAGCGGGGTCCGGCTTGATGTACCCAGAAGGATACACCGGAAAGTCACTGGCGTGGCGTCGGAAGAACCGATGCAGGCTGCCAATAGGGACCTTTGCGTCAAGGACGTGGTTGGCAGGCCAGTTGATCTGTTCGTCTTTGCGGGTTCCATAAACAGCACACTCCGGGAATGAGTTCTTGAAGAGGTTGACCAAGCGAGGATGACATTCAATCACCACGCTTTTGCTGATCTTCAGCAGGTCAGGGATGGCATGGGCAAAGAGGATTTCGTCGCCAACCCCCTGCTCACCAAAGACCACCACGTGCTTGCCGGGTGATCCATCCCACTCTTCAACCATCCGCCCGGGGTGGCTGTAATTGCGCTTCCATGTTGTTGCGATGCGGCCCAGTTCATACCCATCCCAGCCCTTGGCGTAGTCGCCGAGTTCGAGATAGGCCAGACCGAGATTAAACTGCATCTCGGCGCTGTCGGGGTTGTACTTGAGCGATTCAAGCGCCCACTTCACTGCACTTTCCGGGTCGCCCTCATTCACATAGGTGGACGCCATGTTGTGCAGGATGTGGCTACGCTCGACCGCTCCCACCTTTGGCAACTCAAGCGCCTTGATGAATATCTCGCGGGCCTTCTCAACCTTGCCAACCCTGCGGTATGCCGCGCCCAAGGCGTTCAGGTGCCCCGGCTCCTCTGGCTCCAGCCGTGTGGCCGCAGACAGCAGTGGAATGCCAAGCGACCACTTGCCCATTTCGACGTAGAGGCTACCGAGTGAGCCCAAGGTCAAAGCATCTTCCGGGAAATGCTCCAGCACGAACAGATAGCACCGTTCGGCCTTCGCATAATTCTCAAGGCGCTCTTTGCGTGATAGAGCGCCCTTTTCTCTTGCGGCCTTGTGGAACTCCGCTCCTTCGGCCAGCACTTCATCCAGGCTTCTGTATTGCATCCTCGCTCCCAAGGAAAAAGGGGAGAGCCGTTAAGCCCTCCCCCAACTGTTAAGCACCAATCGTCGGGCGACCCATCACGTATTCGATGGTTCCCTTGATGATGCACGACACTTCCGCCGATGTGATCGACGCCAGCTTCGCCTGCAAGTAGCGGAAGCGAGGCTGGGTATCGTCACTCAGCGAAACGAAGTGAGGCAGCGCGCCTGTGCGAACCGTGAGAGCGGCTGTGGCGGTGTTTGAAATCGCCGCGCCGTCTACAAGGTAGTCAAGCGATGCCTCGCCGACCAATCCAACGTCCACCGTCGCGTTGCCCGCAGAGGCAATCCAGCCCGACATGTCGAGACGCGTGATGTGCGCCCCGTGCGGGATCTTCGCCAGGAAGATGATGGTTGAAGCCGAGACAGTCACGCCGTTCGCAACAAAGTTGAACGGAACGGCGTTTACGCCTTCATGGGAAGCAGTCACGTTGACCGTGGTGCCGACCAGTGCGGGCGAGTTGGCATGGGTTACGTCAGCCATGTGTCAGCCCTCCTTACGGTGCTGCCGCATACGTCGGGATGACAATCGTCCCGAAGTCTGCGCTGTTGAACTGGGTTTTCTTCAAGCCAGCGATGACGCCAGCCGAAACACCCAACTGGTTGCCGTAGTCGAATGTCTCTTCGACGTAGGTCATCTTTTCGTCAGGAGCGGACGAGTCACGGCCCGTTGCGAACACTGCAGCCTGTGCGCCACAGAAGATCGCGCGGCGGGTGTTGGCAACCGCAGCAGACGAGACCGTGTTGACACCCTGCGGAACACGTGTGGCTTCATGGATGATGATGCCGTTGTATTCGCCGAGTGACCCCTTGTAGAGCGCG